TTCTCGCTATTACCCGTCATTGCTTCGAATCCAACGGCTGTATTTCTTGTTCCATCATCTAAATTTTGACCACAAGACGCTCCAATATAAACACAACCATCAGGAGTTGAGCCAGTAGAATCACAATCTTTCCCAGCATCGTCACCTATGGCTATCATACCAGTAGAAGTTGTAATATTAGCAAGTGCGTTCTGTCCTATAGCTATACATTCTATACCAGTTGTAAGTGCTGTTAATGCCTCTTTTCCAATGGCAACAGTTCCATCAGCTTCATCTTCTGCATTTCGAAGAGCTTGATATCCAATAGCTACACAATTTGCAACTCCCTCTCCAGAATCAACAGACCCCATAGCCCTTGTTCCTATTGCAATATTAGCTGACAAATTATCACTATTTGCAGATTTTAAAACTTCTGTACCTATTGCAATATTGTGATTCTCTCCATTATCAGAATCTTCCATCGCCTCATATCCTATAGCGATATTCTGACCTCCAGTTCTTACACCTTTTAAAGATTGATATCCTATAGCAATATTTTGGTCTCCACTTGTAAGGTCTTCTAATGCTTGACTTCCTATAGCAATAGTTCCACTTGCAGCGTCTGTAATACTGCTTGTTCCAGCTCCACTACCAATAATTACACAATTTTTTGCATCTGTAATTAAATCTCCAGTTCTATCTCCTATTAAAACATTTTGATATCCTTCGGTAATAGATTCACCAGCAGAGTATCCAATAGTAATATTTTTATCACCTTGCGTTAATGCACTCAATGCCCCATAACCTATTGCAACATTCTCAATAGCATCAACTAATGTTGCATCTGCTACATTTTCACCTATGAATACATTGTTATTTGTTCCACTATCTATACTTGCTCCAGCATTCTTTCCAAATACTGTATTACCACTTCCAGTACCATCATTAGATAAAAATACTCTAGAATTAGTATCAAATTTGACGTTAGCCATCTATTTCCTCCAGAACAAACTTATATAGTTTTCCTGTCTTTTCATTTTTTATAGATAAATATTCTTCTTCTTCTACAATTTTGTAATGACCTCTTTCGTTGTTTAATACAAGGTCTTGAGTTTGTAATGTACCTGCCACAGCTAATGTATCTTCGCTTTCATCCCAAAGCATATATTTACCATTCCCATTTCCATAAAAGGTAACATCATGCCCATCTGTATTTGCACCTACAGCAATAGTTCCTGCGACTGTCAATCCACCACTTGCAAGTGTCATTAAATCTGTATCAGAAGTATGTCCTATTGTAGTGCCATTAACAATAACATTATCTACTGTTAGCGTAGTCAATGTTCCAAGGGAAGTAATATTACTTTGAGCTGCTGTAGTTACAGTAGCTGCAGTTCCGCTACAGTTGCCTGTAACATCTCCTGTTAGCGCACCTGCAAATCCTGTAGCAGTTAGTACACCAGAACTTGAATTGAATGTTAAATTAGTTCCACTCTTAGGTGGTAGATCGCCAGTAGCTGCTGTAACATATAATACATTACAAGATGTGTCACTAGACTCATCCGCAACGGTTACTGCTGTAGCGACTGCTGAAGTTCCTGAATATCCTGAACTTGTAATAGTTCCTAAACTAGAACCTGCATCAGCAAACGTAATTGTTCCACCATCTGCGTCCATAGTAATATTGCCATCAACATCTAATGTAAGGTGACCTGCCGTTGCATCATCATCTGTAGTAGCTATTGTAGTTGCTCCATGCTGTGCTACTGTAATTGAAAATAAATCGCCAGTATCCTGGTCGTCATAAATAACAAGTTGAGTAGCATCACAGTCTAATAAAAAATGCGTTGCACCATCATCATTGACATTTATCTGACCACCATTTGCATCTAATGTTATATCACCACCAATATCAAGAGTAAAATCGCCACCATCAGATATAGTAGAACCATTTATAGTAATATCATCTACCGACAACTGGCCACCTGTTACGGTACCTGTTGTTGTTATAGCTCCTGCGCCTACATCAATTGATGTAAACCCGCTTGTAATAGAACCCGCATCGAGAGCACCAACGGTTGTAACATTTGCTAATGTAGTAAGATTAGTATTTGTAGAAGCTAATGTAACTGCGCCACCACTTGCTATTGTAGCGTCACCTGACATACTTGCTTCTTCATAGCTAGTACCATCTGCTACTAATATTTTAGCTGCTGTATTAGTAGGCATCTTCAATAATGCACCAACTGTAACATCACTATTAAATGTAGCTGCTCCTGCTTCACTCATATCTAAAGTTAAAGCAGTAATATCGCTACTACTATCAGTTCCTTTAAATATAATATCCTGATCTCCAGTTACAGCATCTATATAATTATGACTTCCGTCATGATATATTTGCAAATCCTTACCTGCGCCTATCGCAAATTTTGTAGTATCAAGAGGAACCCATACGTAATCAGAAGATCCTTCTAATAATTGAAGCATTTGTGCACCACCTGCATACAAATCTAATGCATCAGCTGCTGATTCAAAAATGTAGCTATCACTACCATCTCCTCCAAGTACCAACTTATTAGTTGAAGATACAGTTAAATTGCCATTAACTATCTCATCATAATTGCCAGAACCATCTCCATTGACGATTAAATCACCATCAAGCGTTAGGTCGCCACCCATGGTTCCACCAGCACTAAAGTTTTTACTTATTACCTGTCCGTAACCCATAAATTCTCCTTACATATGTACTAAGCAAAGATATTTAGAAGAAGCTGATGACACTTGCTTAAAGTGAACATACATAGTTCCTCCAACACCTTGCGGTACCTTAACAAATGTAAGCGTCTGAGCTGGTAAGACTAGATCGTTATTCGCACTGATTGTATCTGAACTAGAATTATCAAATCTAAATTTTACATCAGAATCACTATATACTCCAATCTGATGGACACCTGTAACATTGGATGTTACCTCATCTTGACTTGATATATCTAGTCTTGACTGTACATTCCACTCAGCAGCAGCTTCTATGTTCACAGCTTCATTTGCTTTAAACTTATTTATATTTGCCATATTTTACTCCTGTATCGCAAACTCCAAACTTGCCATTTCTTGTGGCGAAAGTTCGCATTTAGATAACTGGCTTAGTTTTATTTTCTTAAACCCATTTAAATCTACTTCAACATTGAGTAGATCACTTAATTCTTTTTGAAATTCTGCCATTTCCTTTGTATTTGGCTCAATGGCTACATTTCCTTCTTTATCTTCTTTACCAAACTTGCGAATTAAATCTCCCCTTGACTGCTCAAAGACAGATAACTCATCACTAAGCTTCTTAATATTCTTTGCAACTTTAAAGCTAACCGCGGCTTTCATTGGTTGCTGCGCTATTTTACCAAACGCTTCCGAACTGTTCACAACTTGTATTAGTTTAACTTTCATATTTACTCCTTTTTATTTTAATATGTTATGTTAAATCATGTGGAACAACCGATCTTGTTCCTCCAGTTTTATCTCGTTTTTTCATACCCATTCTCTTTACCATATCATTCCATTTACCACTATGTAATTGTGATAAGCTAAGAGATGCTCCAGCAGCATTAGGGTCTTCTGTACCCCCAGCTCTATCTAGATATAATCTAGACTTTACATAATCAACTAAAGCAGAATGACATGTGTTGTCTATGTCGGGTTCATCTGAAAGATTTGATACTGAATTAGGTTCTGCATTATACTTAACCATAATGCCATCAGTAACGGCTTCTTGTATAGCCTTCCAATTTTTTCTATCTGTCGTGTTTGCATTTCCAGAACTATCTACGTTTGTTATTAGAGCTAAATTATCACCCTCTAAAAACCATAATGATTGATCTTCTGGATATTTAATATTACTTGCCATTATTTCGAGTCCGGTACGTTTAGTTTAGATTCACTACTTGCGTCTGCTAATAATAAATCTGTATTTAATAATCTTGGTATTTTTATATAATCACCATCATCATCCATTAAGAATACTTGCGTTACTTTATTTACTTCAAGTTTATTACCTGATGAATCTTCCGCAACATCACTTAAATCGTAATACATCTGGTCAGCAACAGTTGTTATTTTAGCTGTAACTACTTTAGAATTATATTTTCCCATTTCAACTATACCATCATTTATCAAACTAATAACATAGTTTTCAGCTACATTAGGAAATACTTGCCTTACCCTTGAAAGAATTTCTTTTACAGTTAATCCATGAACAGCCATATTAACCTCTTAATCTTTGTAAGCCTTTTTCATAATCAGCTTCTAATTTTGCTTGTTGCGATTGATACCATTGATATTCTGCTACAAACTGTTGCATCTCGCTACTCAAGGCAGCTATAGTTCCGCTTGAAAGTTCTATATCTTCCTGGGATTCTAATAAATTTCTTACCTTCTCATATCCCTGGGAACTTGAGCTAGAACTACTGAAGCTTCCATCTTGATCAGAATTTACAGGTATTTCAGCTGACATACTTCCCATCTTATTTTGCAATGCCTTGACAGATGCATATAATGGAACTAAATATTCAGCTTCGTCTGGAAAACCTCCCATCTTAACAACATTTCCACCAGTAGTCTCAGCTGGATCTGCTGCTACACCATTAACTTCAAATGTATTTGCATCAAGTTTAGTAACTGTACCTGTCATTCCATTTACTTCTGTCATTTCATTAAAATTAGACAACTTAACTACGTCGCCAGTAGAAAGTCCATGACTTGATTTAGTAAAAACCGTCGGATCAGCGGCAGTTGCAGTTACTCCAGATAATGAAGTTGCACTAATAGTAGAATCACCATAGGCAACAGCTGGGTATTGAACTTCTGAATACTTACAAGAACCTCCATCTGGTAAAACGTTTATCTTATTGTTTTCAACATAATAAACAGGATCAGATATTTTCGCATAAGACATATCTTTAGGATCTGATACTCTTCCTTTATCATCAGCACTAATTTGCCTGCACGGCTGATCTATATCTCCATCATTTCTAAGAACATTAAGAATAT